TTCTTGCCAGACCCCAGAAAAAGCCCGAAAGCGCCGGTAAGGGCCCCCGTCATTACGCTGACCAAGGCCGCTTGTTCTGGATTGGGGTCAGACAAATCCATGAACCATTCGACCACTCGATAAGTCATCACGATCATTACGAACATGACAAACCGAGGCAGAATGCGCCAGCGGTCTAATGTGTCGGGAGTGATCATTTCTCTCTCGAAACGCCCTTCATTTTTTCTGCCGTGCGTAAACCTCCAAGGCCCAACATTCCGAGGAGCACTGTCAACAGGCTGTCCATATCAAATGCGGGGAGCGGTGGTGTTTCTACGCCCGTGTACGCAATGACAAACGTAGCCAATGGCTGTAAAACGAAATGCCACATCAAGGCGATTGAACAGCACCAGCCGGTTGCCGGACGCCAGCCCGCCACAAAGATCGATTTGTGCGTTGCTTCCGCCTTATTAACCTCAATTTGGCCTTTCGCGACTTCGTGAAGATGGCGTTCGGACATTGTGGCGATTTCATGGGCCAAACGATTACGCTCATCCGCGTCAGGGATAAACTTGTCGAGAAGCCCCGTAACGGGGCCGATCAATGCGTCAAGCATCAGTCATCATCCTCGGGCAAAAACCGGCCTTTTGCGTCCCGTTTCCGTTTTTTCTGGAAAAGGTGTTGCACGGTGTCTGTTTCCCAGATCCTGATCAGGGTCCAAACAATCGTAAAGAGCGCGGCCAAGGGCGGCAGAACTGCCGCGACAGTGCCCACTGCGGTTGCTACAGAAACCGTGTCTACAACTTGCTTCATACCATCATCCATAGTTAGCCCTAACCACCAGAGTTTTTGCAAGCTCGCTCATAAGCCTGATCGTCGAAGGTGTAACCGTTGGCATACAGGTAGGGCGCGTATGCCTTACACCACTCCTCAGAGCCTTTCTCCATGCCGTCATACGGCTGTTCTTCGTAGTCAACCTCTTCGTTAGGCGTCAGGTGAGTGAAAAAGACGTTCCCGTTCTTGTACGACCGTTTCCTGTACATTTTCCCAACGGTAGACACAAAAACATTTTCATTCGGCTTTAGCGTGTAAACAGACCCGTCCTCGTAATAAATGACGGTTTGCCCAACAGCAGTTAAAGCAAAAATAGTGCAAAAAAGTGCAAAAGTGTACTTGATCATTCGGCGCTCCCTCGTTTGTGCTTTCCGACTCACCCAATACTATCAGTGTGATCTCATATAATCCAAGCAATCGCTCCGCAAATCAAGCCCGTCAAGGCCACCACAAGGAGCCCCGTGGAGATTGCCGCGCCCACCAGAAGGGCTTCCATTCTGTCGCTACACATCACATCCCCCTGCTTGTCACTGCGTTTACAATAACGCTAATAATGGCCCCAGCAACGCCCAAAAGCACAATAATCCAAAACGACTTGACTAAATTGTCCTTGGCTTCCTGCTGAGCATATACCTCGCGCTGTCTCTGCTCTGTCACTTCTTTCACGCACTGCCGATACTCGGCGACCCCTTCATTCCCGTAGGCATACTGCAACAGGGTAATTAATTCTTTTCGTTGGTTTTCAATGCGCTTTTTGGCCGCAAACATCTGGGCCGCTTCCGCTTCCACAGATCCAGCAAAAACAATTTTTTTAAGGGGGTTGGTTCTTTTTTTGTGGCGCTGACTAGCGTACAGCACATCAGATGCGTGGCCCTGCCATCTGGCCACAACTTGGAAGGTGTCTTCGATGCTTTTGCCTGCCTCGATGAATGCGCGCACCCCAGCATACGCTTGACTAGCGGCCGCCACGGCGGAGATTGGATCGATCATCAGACACCCTATGTATTACATACGGATCACATCTCCCTGTTTGATAATCCAAATAAAAAGTCCACGTCTTCTCGGGATCTCCCTCAATCTCCTTGTAGACGCACATCCTGTAACTTTGAAGGCGGGTTCTGCTACCTATCGCCCATGTATAAACATAAGTGTCAAGCACCAAATAAAGGGCAATGATTTGCACATATTAACCGGCATCAAGGCTTCTCTGGCCAATTAATTACTTCAGGAAATCCTTCCTGCTGGGGGATGTCTCGCAGGGCCTGCCTATAGGCTGTCATCTCTTCAGACATGGTAAAATCAGACAAACCAAAATGGTCTGTGGCTTTTAGCAGATTGTTACGCACCGCTCTCTGCTCATGAGCCAGCTTTGAGATTTGTTTTGCATCATACTCCGCCTGCTGATCTGCAACCGAATGAGTAACACCATCATCGTCCGTGTACTCTTGGAATATAGGCTCAGCACGATACACTACCCGCCATTTCCCTTCTTCATACTCTTCCGCCGAGTCAGGGATAGCCTTCGTGTAAACATCAAAAGCTGGGGCAGAATTATCTTCTACTTCAGCTACGCCAAATGCGGCTAGAGTGTTTGCCCCCCATTTTTCTGGCGTAGAGACGTTAGGAAAGTCGCGCAACAATTCTAACTTGGTTTTTAATTTGCCTGTGCTTAAATCAACGTAAAACATATCAACTCCTTATAAAGCGTAACGCAACAATACAACGCCACTTCCTCCATCGCCGCCAAAACACTCTACGCCGCCTTTACCGCCGCCGCCACCGCCGCCTCGGCTTGCAGTTCCGTCAGTGCCATCCCCGGTAGTTCCACCAGCACCGCCTCCGTCATTACCAGATCCGGCGGAGGATCCGGCGGAGGATCCACCGCCGCCACCGCCTCCTGCATAGGACACGCTAACCCCATCATCAATACTAGACGATCTTCCAGAGCCGCCATCCCCAGAGGAGGAACTACCACCGGCAACGCCAGCAGACCCAGCGCCGCCTCCCCCACCAGCAGTGCCTGCACTATAGTTTCCAGCTCCGCCGTCGTTACCATATCCAGTCCCAGTGGCAGAGCCTGCGTCTTGATCCCCCAAGTAGTTAGTACCACCCCCTCCTGATCCGCCGTCAACTCCGGGGCCGATGAATGTGCCACCGGCACCTCCACCTAGCGCTACTATTGGGTCTTGGTCTGCATCATACAAATACAAAAGAGAAGGGTCGCCGTTATATCCAACCCTCTCGAATATCGACGCGCCGCCCGCGCCGACAACGCACAGCAAACCTCCAGTGCTAGGCATGGTAAAAGTGCCTTCCTGCACTTCACCGCCTCCACCGCCCCCTCCTGAAGCAGAGCCGGTGTTGTCACCACCCCCACCAGCGCCACCGCCACCAACAATGAAATACTCCACCGTCTTTCCAGCGGGGATATCATCCGTAGTTAATGTCCCATTGGATGTGAATTTATAGCCCCTGTAATTTACTGACGATTGGGTGTAATCAGTCGGGGTGGGCGAAGAGCTTCTATAGTCGAAATCCAAAGTCCCGTCTATGTAACCATACGCGCTGTTTTCATAACGACATCTGTCAAAATCAGGGTAGACCCGTCCTAAACCCCAAACTATTCTGACAGCACCCTGAGCGCTATCTTTACCTGATGAGGTGTATCGCCTTACGCCGCTTGCCCCGCCGCCGAAAATCACTGACGTATAAGGATACGTCCCCGTTACGTTGCCTATGTAACTTCTACCGCCATAAGAGCCCGCAGTTCCTTGGCCACTCAAGGAAGTAACCCCGCTCGGGCCTTCACCCTCTATGCCCACACCTCCGCCGAAAGAAACGCTAGCCGCCGCTTTTCCACCGCCGCCTCCGCCTCCGCCAGAGCCGTTAGTCCCGTAGGTTCCGGTTCCGCCGTTTCCGCCATTACCTGAGTAGCCTCCAGCACCGCCTCCGCCGCCGCCGTCAGACCCTGACCCACTACCGCCTACTCCTCCATTTCCGCCACCGTCTCGTTCAGTGCCGCCTACAACGTTATATCTGCCCGCAGAGAGCAGGGTTGTAGAGCCTCGCTTTATGGAAGAAGTGTAAGTAGCAGTGGAATAACCGCTCTGTATACCGACAGTGATCGTTAACGACTCGCCCGGACTTACTGCAAACGTGCCATACGAAAGCGCCCCGCCGGGCGTCCCGGGGCCACCCACATCCCCTGGGGAGGCAGGCGATGCGTTAGAGCTCCCAACGCAGACAGCAGAAACCTCGTAGACATCATCCGGTACGGTGAATGTCCCGCCGGTTAGCCACACTGACTCGCCGGGAATCGGGTTTCCCGCAATCGGCTGTACCGAAAGTAATTTTCTAGTTGTGCCGCTCATCCAAACGCCTGCCCAGATGTAAAGCCATACCAAGTCGTGCCGCCGTCGTGCGTCATAAAGACGAAGATGTCTACCGCAGAGGCCGTTGATGTCAGCGTGGGCGCTGTCGCGTTAGGCCAATCTACTGCGGCGGGCCAAGTTACCGTGTAACCAGAAGCACTAGCGTCCTGCACGATCTTCAATGTAAACGAAGAAACCTTGCCACTTGCCGCTGGGTTGCTAAACGTAAACGTAGTGTTTTCTGTAAGGGTATGGCTGAAGTTAGTGCCGTCCTGAAGGTCTACCGTTGTCGCATTGCTTGTTGATGTAACGGCCGTGTACTCCTCAGAGATGCCGTTATCAAACGTAACCACCCCATTAGCGTCCGCAGTAACAGCCTTGCTCGCCTCACTGGTTCCCAGTGTAGTAACGTCAAGGTAGTTAATCTCTGCTGTGGTCGCTGTCACGCCGTCAAGAAGGTTGATTTCTGCGGCTGTAGAGGTGATCGACGTTCCCGCAAGCTGAAGCGTAGTGGCGTTGACTTCGCCGCTGGCCCCATACACCACCGCCTTTGAATTAACAATCGTTCCCGCTGAAGAGCCGTCTACCAGATTTAGCTCTGCGGCGGTTGACGTGATTGAAGAGCCCGCAATTTGTAAGGTTGTAGCGTTGACTTCCCCTGACGCGCCGTAAATGACCGCCTTCGAGTTGACTATCGTGCCTGCCGAGGATCCGTCTATAAGGTTAAGCTCTGCGGCACTTGATGTGATCGAAGAGCCCGCGATCTGAAGCGTCGTGCCATTTACCTCGCCAGCCGCGCCGTAAATCACAGCTTTGGAGTTGACAATCGTGCCCGCGCTGGACCCGTCGACCAAGTTAAGCTCTGCCGCCGTCGACGTGACATCTGTCCCGCCAATGGCCAGAGTGGTCGCATCCACCTTGGTCGCCGCCAGAGAGGTGTTTGCATCAACAACTGCGGCCGTAGCGCCTGCGCCATCCAGATAAACAATCGCGGCATTGCCGTTGGCTATCGTTACCGTGCCG